GCCAGTGGCGTCGGCAATCGTTTCGGTTGAGCCGGTCGCCGTGGTGGTGAAAACGAAAGCGCTCTGCACCGCGTTCCATGTCACAGCAAAAGGGGGCGTGGTGAAAGCGGCCTGGATAGCAGCAGCCATAAGGCTCTGTGTCGCTATGCCGGTGAGGTTGATCGTGGACGACGTGAGCGCCGTTCCGTTGACCGTGATGGTCAGCGTTCCGTCCAACGCCTGCAACGTGGCCAGGGATACCGACGCCAGAGAGCCGGACTGGAGCCATGCCGCACGCGCCGCCGCGTTGTAGGGAGCGAACAGAATCGCCGAGGGCAACTGCGTTCCGTTCGCGTATCCGGCGAATGCGATGGACGCATACGCGAACTCAGCAGAGGCCGGTCCGAAGAAGTTGGAGACAGCCTGCGCACTTGGGAAGCTCAGAACCGCTCCAGCGGGCATGAGGGGGTTCTGCGTCAGAACCAGCTCATTCATCACCAGTCCATTCCCACCAGGACTCAGAACTGAGGGGATTACGTTTGAGATCACACTCGCCGGGATAGTCATAGCGCCTCCTCTACATCCGCACCTTGAACAATGTTCATTTTGAGCGTGTCTGCCGCCTGTTGGGGCACGATCACAATCGGATTATATTGCAATGAGCAGGTTAGCGCCCACCGCCTTAGATATTGCTCTTCTCCGGTAACTAAAGGCATTTCGTGCCCATCGTCACAGTAGAGAGGAGCAATCCCCGCTGGAAACTGTGCTACCGCATACGCTGTGCGCCAAACTGTCTTCACTGCCGCGCACCAGTCGCCCGAAGATTCACCGTAGAAGTCGGCCTGAATCATGATGCGCTTGGGGCCGATAATGTCACGTTGCGAATTGGTTTCATCGTACCACTGGCGCGGGACTTCAAGATCGGTACTGGCAATCTCCGTCAGTTCCACAAACGCACCCGGAGGCATAGCCACGCGGTTGACTTGTGCGCGGATGATCTGCGTTGTGCCCACGAAAGGCTGAATGAACGCTCCGAGGGCCTCGATTACGGAATCAATAGCAATGGATGGGACGTACAGAACCGGCGTGCTCATGCTGGCACCTGGAGTGTGATAGCTGCCCGCGTCCATAGCGGCCATTGCTCCAGCACCGCGACCGTGAGCCACGTGTCCCCGCCAAAGGTAACGATGTCGCCACCCTGAGAATGCGTGCGCACTACCGCGTTCAACTCGCCGCGCAGGATGATCGACTTGGTAGCGTTCTGGATGTTGAGTCCGTCAAGATGGCGAAGATCGGCGGCGGTAAGCGCCTGGACCTGCGCAAAGCCGGTTACCGGAGGTCCGTAAGACGGAACCTGCTTCAGTCCCGCGCCGATGGCATAGCCAGTCGAGGGAGTCACTGTCACCGAGATATTCGGGTTCACAGTATCCGTCGCCGCATTCGCTATGCCGCGAATGTCCATTACTGGCTCACCTTGTAGGTTGTGCTGTTGAGCATGGTTCCCGTCCAGATAAGTGGCTTCGCCTGCGTTCCCGATGCAACCGGAGCGCCCGCAGCAACGTCCCTTTGCGCCTGCACTACGTCACGTGCGCGGATGTTCTGCGGATTGTTGCCAAACCGCAGCCGAAGCCGCAACGTTGTGGGCGAAAGCGCGGGAGATGTGAAGTCGATAATGCTCTGCTTCAGAGCGCCTTCGATTTCCTCGCCCATGAAACCCAGCGCCTTTGCGCCGTCCATCTTGTTCGCCTCAAGCGCCTGCGCCATCATGCCCGGCCACTTGCCGGATTCGTTTGCAACCATCGTGCGGAAGAATGGGCGAGGAGGCGCAGGAAACCTGCCCTTATGCCCGAACTCATTCCAAAACGCGATTGGGGCCTGGTCGCTATCGATGAATCCCACTTGCACAGAGCCGTGCGCCTTCTTTGCCAAGTCCAGCAGTTTGGCCGTCACCGCATCGCTCATCTTTATGCTTCGGATAGCCAAACCACTATCTCCCCTGCGTCTTCGCCGTCAATGCTAAATCGCACCGCTGAAACCGTTGGCAATTCCAATTCGCCAGACTCTATCCGCTCCAAATCTTGCTCCAATTCGGATACGTCTATCGAAAGCGTAACCGCAATCACCTGATTCGCCATCCGGCATTTCCCAGCAAATTTCCTGTGAACCCTTCAACCTGCGTCGGTTGCGGAAAGTAGCGTGCTCCCCGATAGCAAGTTGTGGCCTGCCAGAACGCAATACCATACTGGCTCTGAGCGAACCACGGCCCGCTTCCAGGCGTTGCGGCAGGATAATCGAACTGCGCGCTTACCGCGCCCTCCGAAGCGCCTGTAACGCGCCCTACAGGCCGTGGCTGACCATCCGCCGTGAGTATCCCGCCAAGAAACGCAATGTGAGCCGTCAGCATGTTCAGCAGGACAGTACGAAGATTCACGTCTTGCACGATGCTGCAATCGGTATTGTTCAGGTATAGTCCAGCCTCCGCGAACATGTTGGGAAACAGCCATGGCATTGACGCTGAGCCAAGGACGCCCGCAGCCGGGTTAGAAACCGTATCCCAACCGGCCAGGGGTTGATAGATCACAGAGAGAGCGCCAGCCGGACAGGGAATAGCGCCGGTCGCGATATTTGCAAACACCCCTACGACCGTCCCGTTCGATCCGACTGTTACGGCACCCGTCAAGGAGTAGATGTTTCCGAACACGTCCAATGCGAGCACACCGGCGTCGATGTACGTGCCGGGGGTTCCCGCGAGAATCGCTGTTACCAGCGTAGCGCTGCCAGACGGAGCAACCGACTTGTTGTAGGCCGCCGTAAACTCAGGGTAGCGGCCTAGAAACACGTTCGGATTGAATGTGGCCACGCCCATCTATTCCCTCGCGGAATCAGGTTTTACGCCGCCAGCCGTTTTCGGAATCTGCTCGAATCCGGTCTTTTCGTTCTTGGCCTCTTTGGCCTTGGATGAGGCTTCCTGCTCTGACTTCGCCTCGAACAGAGCGCGTGTCTTGAGCGGGGGGAAGCCAACATACGCAGCCTTCCATGCCGCCCAGAACTCTGCATCTACTTCCGTGGTCTCGTAAGACTTCGGCGGCAGATACAACCCGCCCTCGGTAGGAGCTGAAGACGTGCCGCTGATCTTCACAGTCAGTTCGCGGTTCTGCGGATGATGCAGCACCAGTCCGCTTGGAAGTCTGCAACCGATGAGAACTGTTTCCTTTGGCATTGTTTCCTTTCAAGGAGCGGCGCTAAGCCGCGCTGAGGGGAGCCGAAGCTCCCTCCTGTTGAGTCGCTAGACGCCCAAAAGCTGAGAAATGAGGAACGGGCGGAACAAAATTGTGCCCCACGTCCCCTGTGAAATTTTCTGCTTGAAGCTGGACAGGTCGATCTTGATCGGATGCGCCCGGAGCTTTTCGGTAAACGCCGTGGTCGCCGTGCGCTGCCCCTGCATCTCGTCCGCGATCAACTGCACCAGGTTCCCGGAGGCGGTCTGGTATTCCGGGGCCGTCTCGATCTTCATCTTCGGGAAATTCTTCTTGAGCATGTCCTGAACGTTGACGTTATAGGTATTCGTCAAGGTCAGATACACTTGGGACTCGGGCGACATGGACAGCGTCAGCGGGGATTCCATGTTGAGTTCGACGAACCCGGTCGCCTGCGCGACAAGCTGGCCGTACGTCGCCTTGATGTCGTTGTAGACATAGATTGCGCCGTTCGGGTCGTTTGCCTTTTGCGCCCACGTCACGAGTCCGCCAACAGAGATCGGAGCGATGGGAGCGGAGAGCGACGGGTCATTGAGCAACCCGTAATTTGCCAGGCCCGCGACACCGAAAAAGTAGCTCTTGTTCTGGAAGAGATTCAACGTCGAAACGGACGCGATGCGCTGGCGGTTGGCCCAGTCGATGCGGGCAAGACCCATCTTGTCGAGTTCGCGCTCACCCCACTGAGTGATGACCTGATAGGTATACGACTGGCGCTGAACCCAGTTCACGTTTGCCCCGGCGATGCCCGTTTCGGAATAGTCGCCGTAGGAGCTGACCATGCCGGTGGACTCGACAATCGGGAACATCGCTGTTTCCAAAGTCCAGTCTCCCTTTTTGGTCTCCTCGCCGACAATCTCGGTTGCCTTCATCGGCTTGACAAGGACTTCAATCACCTTGGGATCGATGTAGGTTGACAGAAACGCAGGGATGCCGCTGTTCGAGACTGTTACCAACGCGGGCTGCGCATCCATGGCCAGCAGACCGCCGCGCTCCTTCTCGGTCTGCTGCAATTGGGCATCCACGCCCATGAAATGAACGCCCCATTTCCGCGATACTGCTTCAAGATTGCGATCCATGTCGGCTCCTTAGTTT